TATCATAAAAAAACTTTTTGGCAGTTACTCTTCTTTTTCTAAGTTTTGCGGTTTTGATTTGATGTTTGATCAAAATATTGTTGATGGATTTTTTACTGATGATTTACCAAAAGATTTAGATATTGCGATAGATACTAGAGAGCAAAAGCCATTAGAGTTTGATTTTAAAACAACTAGTCACAAATTATCTTTTGGTGACTATACTTTATTTGGTGATAGCTACAACTATACGTTTGTGGATAGAAAATCTGCGTCTGATTTTTGTGGGACATTAAGCCAAATGAACTTAGACAGATTTAGAAGAGAAATACAATTAACTGAAGATATGGATGCTTATATGTTTGTGGTGGTAGAATCTTCTTTGAGTAAAATTATAGCAGAACAAAAACATTTTAAGCGCAAAGCTAGTATTGATTATATTTTAAAAAACATGAGGGATATTATGTATGATTTTCCTCGTCGCTGTCAGTTTATTTTTAGCGGCAACAGAAAAAATTCAAAATTTCTCATTCCGCGTATATTATATTACGGAAAACAATTGTGGAGAACGGATCTACAATACTTTATAGAACATGAGTTGGCAAGAAGGAAATCAGAGCAGACCAAAGTCGAAAATACGAAATAACGAACAACTATCGGCGTTAGAAGGTTTTCTTGAAGAACACGATGCAAAAATTGCCCTTTATGAATTTTTGAGGGGCAATGTTTCTTTTGCTGCAGATTTAATTTTTGGTATTAAGCTATTTCCGTTTCAGCATATGGCTGTGAAGTCTATGTTTGAGACGGATTATTTTTTGGGCGTGTGGAGTCGTGGTATGTCCAAATCTTTTTCTACGGGTATTTACGCAGCGTTAGATGCTATTCTCAATCAGGGTGTAGAAATTGGTATTTTATCTAAATCTTTTCGTCAGTCCAAAATGATTTTCAAAAAGATAGAAGATATTGCCGCTAAACCTGAAGCTGCGTTTTTCAAACAATGTATTACAAAAGTTTCCAAGAGTAACGACGAGTGGCTCATGGAGATAGGCCAAAGCCGTATTCGAGCACTGCCTTTGGGTGATGGCGAAAAACTTCGTGGCTTTCGTTTTCAAAGGATTATTATTGATGAGTTCTTGTTGATGCCAGAAAGAATTTACAATGAGGTTATTGTGCCCTTCTTGTCCGTTGTAGAAAACCCTACTCAACGCCAAGAGTTGTATGGTCTTGAAACTATGCTTATTGAGCAAGGCAAAATGAAAGAAGAAGACAGGTATGTTTGGCCTAACAATAAACTTATAGCTTTGTCTTCAGCATCTTACAAGTTTGAATATTTATACAAACTTTATAATCAGTTTGATTTTTTAATTACGCAAGAAAATAAAAGAGATAAAGCGACTCGATGTATTATGCAGTTTAGTTATGATTGCGCTCCTAGTCAGCTTTACGATCAAAATCTTGTTAATCAAGCTAAAGCCACAATGAGTCAGTCACAGTTTGATCGAGAGTTTGGCGCAGTATTTACAGATGATAGCTCTGGATACTTTAAAACAAGCAAAATGGCTTTATGTACAATACCAGACGGAGATTATCCATCTGTTGAAGTAAAGGGGGATCCTGACGCCAAATATATTTTAGCATTTGACCCGTCATGGTCACAAACAGAAAGCTCAGATGATTTTGCTATACAAATATTAAAACTTCATGAAGAAGAGTTAAAAGCAACGGTTGTGCATAGTTATGCATTATCTGGAACTTCTTTAAAACATCATATTGTTTATTTTGAATATTGTCTGGATAATTTTAACATCGTTTCCATCGTTGGTGACTATAATGGTGGAGTCCAATTTATACAAGCGTGTAATGAAAGCGAAATATTTCAATCAAAAGATAGGAAACTTAAAACAATTGATGTCCCATTTGATAACCCAGAAGAATATCAATCCGATTTACGGAAATTTAGGATGGAATATAATCATTCGGACAATAAGATTGTTTATTTAAGAAAACCTACCAGTAAGTGGATTAGACAAGCAAACGAACTGCTGCAAGCTAACTTCGAGCACCGACGTATATTCTTTGCTTCTAGAGCTATAGATGAAGCATATAACAAACAAAGAAACAAAAGTATACCTATTGAGAAGTTAAGATTTTTAAGATCAGAAGAAGATATAAAGCAAGCACCTTCAGCTAAAATGATTGATTTTATTGAACATCAAGCTGATATGTTAGATTTGACAAAGAATGAATGCGCTCTAATTCAAATTACTACTACTTCCCAAGGAACTCAAACTTTCGACCTGCCTCCAAATCTACGTCGTCAAACTGGTCCAGACAAAGCTAGAAAAGATAGTTATTCAGCTTTGGTTTTAGGTAACTGGATGACAAAAGTCCATTTTGACTCAAATGATAAGGCTATTGATGATGTTTTTGAAACCTTCACTCCCATGTTTATTAATTAGTTGAAAGTTACTTTTTAACTTTTATTATACTTTATATGGAACTTTTGTTCTACTTTGTGTAATTATTTATAATGTCCAAAAGAAAATATACTAAACGCTCTGATTATTGGGAAAAATTCAATAAAGATAAAGGGCAACCATTGTCTGAAATGTTTGTTAGTGAAGCTGCCAACAACCAGTATGAACCTCAGTTGGTTGGTGAGCCGTTTTATAATTACGAATCCAAAGCTTACAGTAGGACATCTGTTAATGGAAACGATGTAGCATCTCGCCGTAATAATGCAGCTTTAGGGCCTAAAATCTTTCCATACGCTAATATTCGTAATGGGATGTCTCCTTACAACTATGGTATTGACGGAGTAAATGTAAGAGACGCTATTGAGCTTTGCCAAAAAGCATATTGTAACATTGCTATCTTTAGGAACTCCATTGATATGATGTCTGACTTTGCTAACTCTACTATGTATTTAGAGGGTGGCAGTGCAAGATCCAGAACTTTTATTAATGCTTGGTTAAAGAAAATCAAGATTTGGAACTTAAAAGATCAATTTTTCCGTGAATTTTATCGTAGCGGCAATGTGTTTCTTTATACCATTAATGGTAAATTTAATTTAGAAGATTTTACAAAATTACGTAATGTTGGCTTGATTGGGCAAGTTAACAAACTTCCTATTCGTTACATCATTCTTAATCCATTTGATATGGCTGCTAAAAGATCTACTTCTTTTGAAAATGGTCTTTATGAAAAAATATTAAGTGAGTATGAGTTAGAGCGTCTTCAAAACCCTAAAACAGATGAAGATAAAGAACTTTATGATGCTTTAACTCCTGAGATGAAAAAGAAGATTAATCAAGGTGGCTATTACACTGACGGTATGAAAGTCGCACTTGATCCTTCTAAGTTGCGCTATTCATTTTACAAAAAGCAAGATTATGAACCATTTGCTGTGCCATTTGGATTTGGTGTCTTAGATGATATTAACTTCAAGATGGAGATGAAAAAGATTGATCAATCAATCTGTAGAACCATCGAAAACGTTGTGTTGTTAATTACAATGGGGACAACGCCTGATAAAGGCGGTGTTAATCCTCGCAATATCAGCGCTATGCAAACTTTATTTCAAAACCAAAGTGTTGGTAGAGTTTTGGTTAGCGATTACACAACAAAAGCTGAATTTATTATTCCTGATCTTAAAAAGGTTATTGGGCCTGAAAAATATGAAATTGTAAATCAAGATATTAAAGAAGGTTTACAAAACATCATTTTAAATCAAGAAAAGTTTGCTAGTACAGAAATTAAAGCTCAAATGTTTTTACAACGTTTGAACGAGGCTAGAGACGCTTTTCTTAATGATTTCTTGCAACCAGAAATAAAGCAATTATGCAAAGATTTTGGTTTCAGAGATATTCCTACTGCAAAGTTTGAGACTATTGATCTTAAAGATTCTGCTCAAGTACAGCGTGTTATTACTCGCATGATGGAACTTGGCATTCTTCCCCCAGAAGAAGGTATTAAGGTTATTGAAACTGGAGTATTTCCTAAAGAATCTGAGCTTCGCAAAGCGCAAGAACGTTTTATTGAAGATCGTAAAAAAGGATTTTACAACCCTATTGTTGGCGGCATTCCTTTTTATGAGGGAGAAGAAGAAGTAGAAGTTAATCAAAATGCTACTCCTCAGTCTGCAGGAAGACCCTTAGGTGCTAAATCTTTTGCTAAAGAAAAATATAGCGTTGATGGTATAAAAGATATCGTTGATCAAACTAACCATCTTTATACCTATATGGTTGCTGAAGCTAAAACCGCTTTCAAAAAGAAAAGATTGAATAAAGATCAAAAAGAAATTTTATCACGTATTTGTGAGAGTATTATTGTTTCTACAGAACAAAAAGAATGGAAGCAAAAAGCTAAAGCTTGTTTAGAAGATAACAACTTAATGCTGAAATTAGATACCTTAAAAGAAGTATCTGAAATTAGTGCGAATCATCTTTTAGACGATTACGCAGCTGCTATTTTGTATCACAGCAATAAAAATTCCAAATTGCAATAAAAAAGTGTAATAAATACAGATGGATCAAGCCAAATTTAAATATACTACAAGTTTTAATTTTAGCATTCATGCTACCACAGATCTAGAGAATGATCTGAGCATTAGTCGTGCTTCCTTAAGTAACTTGCAGCCATTGATCCCAAAATCAGTAGATTTAGATAAAAATATTGATTTAGTGGGTGTTGCGTTTAACGCAGCAGTGGTTAATAAATTCAACAAAAATGGCGATGGTATTGATTCCGAAACCGCAGCTGAAATTTTAAAATACTTTGTTTACAAACCTACTAACATTGAGCACAAAAAAGAAAAAGTAGTAGGACATATTGTTAATGCAGGTTTTACAGATGTAGATTCAAATAATGTTATTACATCTAAAGAAGCTGTGTCAAGAAAAGATCCTTATTACATTTCTTTAGCTGCTGTCGTCTACAAAACTGTCAATCCTGATTTTGCAAATGCTTTATTAGCATCAGGAGACGAAGACAGTGAAGTTCATAATAAAATTTCCGCTAGTTGGGAACTAGGATTCAATGATTATCATATCGCTGTTGGATCTACCAACTTAGACGAAGCAAGAATAATTACTGACCCAATCGAAGTTGAAGATATGAAAAAGTATCTCAAAAGCTTTGGTGGATCTGGTAAGTTAAGCAACGGTGATCCTGTTTACAGGTTGGTTACCGGAGAAGTTTTTCCGTTAGGTATTGGGTTTACATCTAATCCTGCTGCCGATGTCCAAGGCGTTTTCATTGAAAAAAATGAAGACATAACGCTTAAAGATTCAGGCGATAGTTCAGAGGTTGACGAAAAGCCAACAATTTCTAGCGAAAATAGTATAAAAATTTCACAAAACAGTGAAAATAATGTAAAAACAGATAATAATACAGATATCATGGATACCCAAGAAATCATTAAAGAGTTCGGGAAGATTCTTGATAGCAAGCTTTCTGAAAAAGCTGAATTCTCGCAAGAGGCTGTTGCTAGCATCTCTAGCTTTGTCGCTGACAAAATTAGAGAAAAAGATGTCGAGTTCCAACAGGAGCGTGACGCCTTAGAGCAGCAGAAGATTCAAGCCGCTGAAGATGCTGAAAAGGCAAAAGCTTCTATCGCTGAATTGGAAGAGAACCTCAAAATCGCTCAAGACAAAATTTCTGATCTTGAGTCTTCTATTGCTACACAGCAAGCAGAAGAACTTTTCAATAGTAGAATGGAATCTATCGACGAAGGATTTGATCTTTCCGATAGCGACCGTGCTATTATTGCAAAAGAAGTTCAGGCACTGGATAGCGCTGAAGCGTCCTTCGAAGCTTATCAAGAGAAACTCAATTCTTTACTTCATCATAAGAGCAAAGCTTTTAAGTTGGAGCAAGAAGAAGAGCTCTCTAAGAGAGTGGAGCAGGAAGTTGAAAAACGCATTGCTTCTATCGCAACCCCAGAAGAAACGGCTACTCCTGAGAAGGAAGTAGAAGAAGTCACAGCTTCCGAAACTGATGTT